TATTTCTCGATATACTATTTTCGAGTCGGCAAAAGCTAAAGTTGAAACGAGCAAAAAAGCGATAATAACAAGTATGGTCTTTTTCATTTTATTGTCCTTTACTGTGCAACTTCCCCGGTTTTATTGCCAGTGCCAGAATCCAGTAAGTTAGTGTTGCTTCCTCGTGATACGCCAACAATTTCATTATAATCAGAGCCAGCATACATCATTATTCCATATCCAGCTGAATCTGTTGATGTAACATCCTTGACGATTGCCCGTATCGAGTTGAAATCTGACACTTGTAGCAGTAATCCGATAACGTGATGTACGTTCGTGCTGATAGTTATGCCTTCAATTGTTAAATTAATTATTGATTTTTCAACGTCATAACAATAGACTCCCTCAATATAATGATTAACGTCGCTTAAAGCACAAGCAATCGGTTCTATCAGGAATTTACCTCTAAAATTTTCTACAGTTACAATATTTAATGCTGCAGCCCAATCATAAGTTACTGTAGAAATATTCCAGTCAATAACAATGTCACACCCTATCCCATCAAATCCATCTGTTGAAGTAAATCTAACAAAATAACCATCATACGAACCGGAGAATTTAACCTTTCCTCGCCAAGTCATATTAATTCCAGTTGTGTTAGATCGACTTGTCGAATTAAACGACACATTTACATTATCCCAATACCACATTTGCCCTGACAAAGACTCAAAATCAGAGGTCTCAGAATATTCGCCCCGTGCGACATAAAAAGTTGAACAGAGATTTATAATCCCGGTCCCAATTGTCACATTATTTTCAGCAACGCCGGAGGCGTTCGTCACTTCAAAGTAATCATCGCCTGATCCCGTAATTATAAAAAAGCCGTTATTAGCAGCGTTGAAATTTTGAGCATTTAAATAAATCCGGGAATTAATCTGAACAGTCAAGGCCGTAATCCCTGGGTCCGTCCCAGTCGAGTCATATGTATATCTAAATGTCGATCCACTTGGATTAGTAATATCAAACTGAGTAGTCGAATCTCCAAGCTCATCACTTGCCGCCGCCGTGGCTATTGACGAATAGCCGAATCTGCCATCGGGAGTGACGACTTTATCGTAAATTGCACGAAGCGGATACATAAGCGTATTATCGGCATGAGCAATTCCTGCCGAAAACAAAACCAGGATTATAATAAATAGTAATAATTTTTTAATCTTCATTTTTCGCTTTCCTTTTCAAAATAAAACAAAATTCTGTTTGTGTTTACTGTCAGTTTTTTTATCTCGTTTTCCATGGATTTTGAATCAATTTTTAGCTCATCAATATCGTATCTGAATTTAGCTAGATGTGCTTCCATTAGTTTTAACGGCGGATGAACAGTATCATTTTCTGAATGCCTATCATAACAACCTTGCAACTCATTTATTCTAGCTACTACTGGATCAACCTTAACTCCAATTAAAAACCATAGGCCCGCTGTTAACGTCGCAATTATGCCTACAATTGCCGATACTTTTTTGTAAAATTTAACATCACTTGGTAAAACCAATTGTAACTCCAATTCAATTTATGCGTTAACAACAATTTGAGTACGCCGCCCTTTTGATTCATTTTCAATTTTCGGAATTATCTTATTTACAATAACCTCATCTAAATCCGCAGCATCAATAGCTTGAATATTAAAATGCAATGTTTGATGAAATGATTGATCTACCGCTTGACTACCGCCCTGACCTATTTTCGCGCCACTATTAATAGCATCAAGCACTGAACGGTTACGCCTGGTTCCCGCTGCATTTACTACCATTTCATTTCCGTGCAACATTGCGGGCATCGGCTGATTATAACTTGAGCCGCCGGTATAACCGCCAGTCGCAAAAGAAGGAAGGTCTTTTGCCAACCCTCCCTTTTTTCCAAATAGACTAAAAAATCCTGTTGACGCCGCCCCTGCCGCTTCACTCGTGCCAAATGAAATAGCCGCCATTGCGGACCGAATTAATAAAACAATGGGAAGCATAAGCAACAATTGTGCTGTCATTGCAATAAAAGTTTTTAAAACATTTTTACCGACGGTTTCCCAATCCGCCGTACCTTCAACTAAATTTTCAGCAATCCCTTGGCCAACGCCTGAAACCGCCGCCCCTATTGTGTTCCGGGTAACATCGCCCATGGTCGTCATTTGCCCGACCCAAAAATCAGAAAACTCAATTACTTTCGCTTGATAATTTTCAGTCTCTTCTTGAGCCCCCATTGCCATTTCAAATTCAGCTTGACGCAATCCCTGTAGAGCCTGAGTAGTTTCATTTATTGAATCTCTGTATTCGTCCATTTGCAGGACTTTGCCGCCGCCGCCACCGCCGTCTGTTGGCGTTAAGCTTGACAATCTACCACCACCAAAAACGCCCGCACTAACGGTAATATTTGCCTTTGCCAAACGTGAAGCTATTCGTAGCCCAGCTTTATCAATGTCATTTGCAGTATCAAGAGCCGCGCCGCCTATACCGTCAAGCCTTCCTTTAATCGCATCAAGCGGCCCTTCAGTTCCCGCCGCCATTCCGTAAACCTTACTTGCAATCGTCGCAGTTCCAAGAGTTGAAACCTCAAATGCAATTATAGCCGCCCTTGCCATTTGAGTTAAGTAGCCTGTTAGTGTTGCAGCTGCACTTGCCGTTGTTGTAAAAAATAAAACTGTGTTTACAGTCCATTTCTTGATAGTTTTATGTAGCTCCTTTATGTCTTTGTCAGATTGTGACGCCATGGTCCCAATTGATTCAGCAACTATTAAAGCTGCTTCACGAAGTACTCCACTTTGTGTTACCACCTTTCCCATAGTTTCAAAAACATCGCCTAAGTTATTTTTTGCAAGACTTACGGCCCCTGCAAATGTTTCGCCCATAGTTTCAGCAAGGCCGCCAAACTTACCTTCAAGGGCTTCCGTGATTGCTGCAACTTTTTCTGTTTCTGTTCCAAATTTAATTATTTTTTTGGTTTCTTCATCAAAAACAATTCCATATCGGCGCAACATTCCCATTTCGCCCGTCATTGCTTGACCAACCAACTTTGCACCTGTTCGTAAGTCTATATTTGCCTCTGCCATATTTAAAATATGAGGAGTTAATTCCTTAATTGCACTAATAGACATACCAAAAACAGCCATTTGCTGCTGAGCCATAATTGTTACTTCATCCCCAAATCTTGTGACTCTTTGTAATGCAGCTGCTTGTTCAAATAGAGCAAGGGTATCTTCTCTTGTTGCACCCGTTGTTGCCGCCAAAGTTGCTAAAAGTTTCTGCTCGGCTGCAATTTGTTCGTTAGAGGCTTTAATGGCTTTTTTCGTCATAATCGCAAACGCCACAGTAGCTACACCTGTACCCACAGCCGCAACTTTCCCGAATTTTTTAATTGAAGCCCCGGCCTTCGACAAGCCCCTCTTGAACTTCTTGTCAACAAGAGATAAAACAACTGTGACTTTGCCTTTTTTAGCCATGATTTATAATCTCATTCAGAAATGATTTCTTGTAATTTTGCGGCGATAATACGAAAAGCGGACATGATATTTGCGGGTTGGTTGGCAATGGTGCCTGGAGTTGGAAGGAATTTGATGGGGTTAATTGTTTCAAGGATTTTCCCTCCGCTTTTTGTTTCGTATATCGTCACAGGTTTTTTAACTTGAAAACCGCAACACTCTTCATAGAGTTGATAAATTGAAACGCATTCGGGGTTTTCATTTGTAGAATGAATCGGGCATTTATCAAATAATTCACCGCCCGTTAAATCTGGTTCTTTATTTTCACCATGACAATTCCGGGCTTCTCGCATGACTTCATTTTTGTAACACGGCGGCTCATTCAGCCGTTCATCCTCCATCTGGTGGTCATAACAACTAAACTCACATTTAATTAACGCTGCTATGACCTTTCGGAGTTTTTTCTTTCGTTCTCCGAAATTGAAGATGCTCCCAATATTTTAAAATCAACTGCAACTGCAATATATGACGGAATTACGTCACATTCTGAAAATGCTTTCCCGTTTGTAATCGGCTCTCCACCAAGACTCAGATTTTCAATTTTGACAATATGATTCTTTTCAATTTCAGACCACATTTCAGCGGTATCAGTCGTATATTCAACGGTCAAAACTCCGGCGTTTTTCGCTAATGTTAAAGCCAGTTCTCTTTTTTCTTCGATAGAATCATCTTTATTATCCGCCGGTATAATTGCGGTAATCTCATCTTCTGTCATTTTCTCAATCGCTTTTTCGGTATCGATATTATCAACTGAAGTTTTTAAAGCTGATTGCCATTCGCCTAGAAGCTTAGACCATTTGCGCCTGACATTACTACCCATTGGCTTAATATAAAATGTCAAGGGGTCTTTTTCGTTTTCTTGCCCCGGTAAAATAAATTTAATTTCCGGGCTTAAATCTAAACTCATATTATTGGCCTATCGTCAAAGATGGAATGGAGTCATCCGTGTCATAAAGACAAGCGACACTAGTAAATCCATTAGCCCGGACTTGTCCCTTTTCTCCGGATTCATCCCGGCTTTCAAACTTCACTTTTGGCAGATAAAAACTTTGGTGACGGGCATCAGTCTGTCCGGCTTGAATGAATACTCTCAGAGCATCACCACGATCTACCATTGCCATGATTTCCAGATAATTATCATTTACCTTCGCGCCTTCCAGGGATACACTCACTGTTCGATTTGCGGCGTTCTGGATACTGTCAATTGTCTCATCGCCAAAGCAAGAAACGCCTTCTGAATTGGATTGAACTTGAACATTAATCGAGTCAACACATATCGCAAAAGCACCGGCTGAATTACCAATCCAAACATTCCCGGCAGTAGCAATAATAGTCTGTCCAACTGTTGTGTCAGTATACTTATAAGGTCTGGCTATCGTTGTATCGGCATGAGCAGCGGCGGCTCCTGCGCCATACGACCTTGTGCAATTCGTGAATGTTTTCCCGTCGGTCGTCGGTCCTAATTTAATAGCCTCATCATTTGTAACAGAGTCCTCAATGTAAGCAATTGATCCCTCTTCAAAACCTTGCTTTGTAAATGTAACCGTCGTATCCCCAATTAACAAAGCTCCGTCCAGGGTTGTTGTAATTGCTTTAAATTTTTCTTTGACAATCCCTTTCAAATCAACTTTACCTTGCTGTCCTTTTTCGCAAGACCAGGCGATATCCGTAAGCTTGCAGCCGTTGCCCTGCGAGCCGTCAACATTATCTGTAACATAAAGTGAACATGAGTCTGTGTTATCATCTTCAAGTTTATAATTCACCATAGCCTTGAGGGCATCACCGGCGGTAGGGGCGTTGTCAGTCGGCGGCCAATATGTACAAACTCCCGCAGCTTTATCGGTTATCGCCACGGCACGGCGTTCAATTATGTTTCCGTTTACATCTTCAATGTCGATTTTGACAATATCTCCGACATCAAAATAGTCATCTGCGGCTTTAAATGTAGTTGTAGAAACATCGCTTGCAACTGTAGTTGAAGATAGGGAGTCTTTCTCAAACATTGTTAATAAAATCGGGTCAATGTCGGGCGCAACCCCCTGCGTACCGCCGCCTAACATATAAGCCGGAATTTCAAAAGTTCCGGTTTTATCAAGATCATCAACTTCCAGAATATCCCTGGTATCGGGATGATAATCGTCTCGAATTTCACGATTATGAACCTGGTTAATTTTGGGATAATCAAACGGAATTAGCGCATCGGTAGCTACAGGCTCAACGGCTGTCCCAAATGTAGTTTCAGCTTTGGCGTAAACATGGGTTAAAATCGTCTTTGCAACTGTCATTTTTCAATCTCCTTTATCTTTTTGATTGCAGGTTTTTTGACATTTTTAACCCGCCTCCACCCTTTTTCGATATATGCATCAAGCTCCGCTTTTTTCACAAAAACAGATTGCCCTTTTTTGATAGACTTTATGCCCATTAAGCAATCCACTGGAGCTTTGATTTCGATTTTCTTTTCTTCTTTTTTTACATTCATTTTAAAACCTCATGTGCAAACAGGGTTATATGGATTGTCGGGACGGGTCCAGTATTCTATTGAATAATTCCATTCGATTTCAGTTTCATTAGGCTGTTGGCTTCCATGACCAACTTTCCAAGGGCGGTCATTACCACGCCTAGTTGTTACTGCCAAATCTCCCCATGTGTCATTGTCGTCAACTTCAAAAAGCGGAATAATAGCTTGTTCTGCTTCTGCGATTAATGCTTCCAAAGCTGTTTTTGTAGCTGATAAATCCGGGTCTGAGTCTATCCGTGTTGACATTGCGCAAAAAACGGGAAGGTAATTAATATAATGACCTATTGCTGCCTCTGATTTTGTAAACCCAAATCCAACTCTCAAATATATTGAACCTGAAACCATATCCTGATTTTGAACTTCCCGTCGATCATCGGCAACGTCAACTATGTTTCCCGCTATAATTCCCTCAATTCTCGCAATCACGGCATCCTGGATTTGTTTTTCGAGCAAATCAGCCACTTTATCCCCAATGCTTTTTTACAGCTTTAGCTACGGCATTCTCAATATTTTTCTTTCCGATTTTCTCTCGCAGTTTTTCAGCTTTTTCAAGTTCAGGTTTCCTTGGCGGCTTAGGTCGAGCATAAATAATATTATGAACTAATCGCCACATTCCAATCTCCACTCTCATTGGTGCCGATATTTTTTTAACTGCTTCTTCAGATCGAACTGTGCGCCGCCCCGGAATTGGCGGGAAAGCTTTCAAGTCTTTTGGATTAGAAACATATCGCCAAACGTCTTTAGAAGTTTTTGCAACTTCCATGACTTTTTCCGCTTCAATCTGGACAGCTTTATCACCGTCACGTAATACGTTTTTGCCGAGCAATCCAAGGCTTGCTGCTACACGTTCAATACCTCTTGTATCCATTCTGACTATCATTAATAGCCATCTCGTTTTAACGGTTTTGGGCCTTGGCGAAAGTTTACCCTTTTATGCGCCGCCTTTTCGATTTTCTCCAAGGCTGCTAGGTGTGCTTCCTGCTCGGTTCTCAAAGCTCCTGGAACTATTGTAGCCGGTTTCTTTACGCTTAAATCAGCTTCAGTTGCAACCGCTGTTATAGTTGCATTATCTTCTGTGTCACCCACGATTTACCCCTTTCTATCTAGAAACAGGCGGTCGTATTATCGCTCATTTTCAAATCGTCTGTACCGTCGCAATAACACATAAAGTTTGAAGTGTCATTGTAAAAAATAGCACCTTCTCCAAGAGTCCCGCAAGGGTCCTCCGTTGTAAAGTGCATTATTGCTCCGCCTGTTAAAGTTGACAATCCCGATAGATTGATTTCATTATTTGTTTTTTCCTTTCGGTGTTTTCGGCGTTTTCGATGTTTTAAGTGCTTTTGGCGTTTCCTTCATGCCCTCTTTGGTCTTTGAAATTGCCGACGTTTTTCTTTTGCGAAATGGTTTAGCCGGCCTTGATATAACAGCCACGATTTCCCCCTTTAAAAAAATACGTGGGGTTTTTACGCCCCACATAATTTTAGTTGTTATTAATTACACACCAGTTGATCCCCAGATACCACGCCAATCTGAAAATCCAACACTGAACCTCATTCTACCCGCAAAACTTTCGACGTTCCGTGAACCACGTTTGCTTATCTGGCTGTAAGTAGGTTTTACTCTCCAGAAAAAGTTAAGTTCACTAATGGTTTTATCTTGCAAAAACCAAGCAGTAGAACTTGTCAGATAAGGCCAAACGATAATTTCAATTCCCTGTCCTAACAATGAGTTTACATCATTGTTAGCAGTACCAGACTGCTGTGCCGACTTCAAAACTGTTTGAGCTGTAAACTGTAATGCTGGAGGCACAATTAATGATGTCGGCTTTATCATGATTTTCTGCCCGGCATCATCAAGAGCAGCTGTATCACTCATGGCGATAATAGCATTTTTGAGCTCGGTGTCTGAAAATGCCGCGGTCCCTTTGTTATCTGCGGTTGCAGTATCGCCCGTTCTCGGCTTTTTTAGTGTATGAGAATCAGCACAAAGCTGTGCGCTATCCGGTCCGGTTTGCCCGCCGGTAAAAGCGTTGTTCAATACATCAGCCGATGTTGATTCAACAAGCCTTTGAGCGCCCATGCCCATTTGCTTAGCCCATTTCTCCATGAGACCATATTTTTTATCTTCCCAAAGAGATAAGCCAATCTCCATGGTTTTGCGATAAGTCTCGTGAGTATATTCAGTTGTACCAATCTCTTCAAACCGATCAAGTGCAATGGCTTCTGTGTCTTCAATTTGATCCCAGGCACCAAGACCGGCAACCGCTAAATCTTCCTCGCTTGATTGTGTTGAACTGTTTACATTAAAGATTTTCTCCATGACGCCGGGACGGGCGGAAAATCCGGTAAAAAACGCTTTTCTTAATCTCGGAGAAAGCAGGTTTCCCCAATTCTGTGAAATCATAGCCATTGGAAACCTCCTTATCCGTTGTTAAATATGTGAGAAGTGGTGATTATCATTACAAGGGTATCCTCGCTTGCCGTGCTGTATTCTACTACCACAAGGTCGGTGTTAGATGACGCAGCCACTCCGTTGTATGTCCCGTTGATATCCAAAGTATCACCCGGGAAACGCTCGTTTGCATCTTCAACACGAAAGACAGCATTGCATCCATCAATTACTCGAATGCTTTCACCGTCATCTGTGTTATCAACTGCCTCAGCCGTTACGCCAAGCAGCGTAGTTGAGCCAGTCGCACCGTTATCTATCTCCTGCGAAGTTACCTCTACTATTTCGCCCTCTGCCATATTTAAGGCATCTACCATGACCATAGGCTTTAAAACCCTTGCGTCATAGCTGCCATTTTGGTAATAGGCAAATTCAAATCCAGTAGTTGCCATTTTTATTTACTCCTTTTTCTTTTGCATTTCTTCAAGGGCCTTGCTTGGATTGTCACGCCACATTGCGTATTCCTCCGGGGTTTGCCCTGACTCTTTTGCCATTTTTTCCTCATCGCTAGTCAATTTAACCGATTCCTTTTTCTGATTTTCAGGATTAATAACCTTGCCGCCATTCGCATCTTTAATGACAGTTTCTTTAGCGTCTGAAAAAGCCGTTGCAAAATCGTCAACTTGATCCAGAGATTTAATCAACGGAATAAATTGACTTGGTATTTTTAACTCCTTGGCCTTTTCTTCAATTCGCTTTTTTTCAGATTGATTTGAAATCGTCTCTTTCAGGCTTTTTACTTCATCCAGGAGCGGTTTAAGGTAATCAGGCATTTCGCTTTGTGCTTTTTGCAACTTTGCCGCTTTTTCCTCAAGAGCTTTTTTTTCAGATGCTTCTTTATCTATTGCCGCCTGGCTTTCTTTGAAGTTTTCAACTCCTTTTCCTACCCTTGAATCAAAAAAACTTTTGACATTTGGATTGTTTTCTATGAACTTTTCTAAATCCTCGCTAGTCATTTTTTCCGGCTCAAAAGTAGTCTCAGTTTTCTTTCCACCTTCCTTTTTCAAATCATCATTCAAATCTGCCATTGTCTCAATCCTTTCCAGTATCCCAATTAGATTCAGCGTGCCAAAATTTCCAGTATCCCGACAAATTCAGTATCCCGTAAAAATTGGTGCTTCAAATAATCAGTATCCCAGTCTAGTTAATATTAAAAGCCGTTGCGAAATGCCCCGGCTATTTTAGTAATTAAAAGCCTGCTAATTTGTACAACGCCCAATTGCTAAAAGCTCCTTTGCCATTGCGCCTGTTATAATCTTCTAATAATTTTTTGTAAGCATGCTGAGATTTAATTTCATGTTTTGTTGAAATATAAGCCTTGCGCACCCTATCGCCAAGAGACGATGGAGTTCTAGCTTTATACGCATTTGCAACAATAATGCTGTGAGGTGGAGTTGTCCCATATGCCACATGATCCGACAACCTTAATTGCTTAGCCCCTTTGCTAATTCCGTTTACGTACGCTGATTGCGTTGACAATGAATAATTAACACTATTGCCGGACAAAGAGGCTATCGTATTAGCTAATCCGTTTATGCCGCCGTGCTTGTAAGACTCATTTATCAACCTGTCGTTAAGTTCTCTGTTTCGTGATCCTTTTTTTAAGGGCGTCAATTTAAAACCGGGTCCAGTTCCAGGTATCTCTTTGTGTTTTGATTTATTTTTTTCTTTTTTTATTGTCCTTATTTTTTTTGTTGCGTCTATTTCTCCTCGCCCATACCCGACGATTATGCAGTTGCAGTTTGGATGAAAAGGTGGGTCTGGATAATCATTTTTGGGGAAAACTGCTACCTCGCCTTTCGCCACGCCTAACGCATCTTCACAAACTCCTTTAGGGTCCGGGCCGCTCCCACACCGGATTTTCACATGAGTAATAGATTTATCATTTTGCGCATAGGCGTCTTTAGCCGCTACATCAATTTGAGTTGACGTAGTACGAACTATCGTTCTAAGCCTTGCGTTTATTGCTTTAAATGGAATATTTTTACCCGGTTTGACAATCCCAAAAACATTACGTCTAATATTTCGGGCTGTTTCATCAATTGAAAATCCGCCCGCCTGGCCTGTCAGTATCTCATCACGGATTTTATATCTAGCTGAATTAAGTATCTGCCTGGTTTGAAGTCCCATATTATCAGAAATATCTATCATCGAATTAAGCCAAACATCACCTAAATTTTGATTTACATTTGCTGCGATTATATTTTTCATTGAGTCTGTCCCTCGAATTAGATTTAAAGGCAGACTGTTTTTTTCAATAAATTTAGAATGATCTTTCATGTATTCCGAAAGCATCATATTGCGGTTCGCTTTTACCAAATATTTCAAAAGAAAACGCTGTTCTCTTTTCACATCTTTTATCAGCCGTGAATATATTGATATCCCCCTTGCGGATTCAACGTCCATACCTTTGAGTTTTCCGAGTTGACGTTCAAGTTTAGCCCGTAGCCGCTTTTCAGTTTCTTTTAAAATTTCAAAATTACGCCTGATTATTTTTGCGTCAATTGAATATAAATCAATAGCGCCCATTATTCAGACTCGCTTTCATCGTCATTATCATCGTTTTTTGATTTCTCGTACTCGGCTTTTACGCTATCAAATAATTCCTGGTTTGCAGACTCTCTCTCGTTTTCCTGTGCTTCGATCATCGCCACTATTTTATCATCATCAAAACCGATAGCCTTTAAAGCCTCTTCAATAAATCCCTGTCCGGCCAAAAATTCGGCACGTTTAAGTTGTACTGTCGGGTCCTCAGTGTCGAGACTCGGAAATACTACGTTTATATTATAGTCATCGGGTTTTCCGTTATCGATCAAAGACAATACCAGTTTCATTAATTGAGCCGTACTAGACTCAATCCGAGTCATAAATCGCCTGACATTTCGTTTACCGGAAGCATTCAAAATGACAAGAGATTTACCGCTGCTATTCGGGCTATTTGATATAGCTTCTTTCGTTGAACGACGCACCCCGATTGCTTCCCAAACCCCATCTTTTGCAGACTCAACTTTGTCAATTACAGATTGCGGGGCACCGTTTAAATTCAGACTTCCGACTGGCCATGGAATATAAGAACCGCCATCTAAGCTCATTTCCGTGCGTGTTGAATCACTGCCATCTTCTGCGTTTTGCTGAAAAATAACTGAAAAAGCACCGAGCTTATTAGCTTGCATTTCTTGACAAAGATACGTCGATAAAATCAGTTGAGCTTCAATAGCATCTGACAGCCCGGACCGCCCGTGCTTTTCGTTTTGTACATCTTCATATTTGAAATTAATTAATGTAAATTCGCTTAAACCATGGCTCCAGGTTGATTCCGGGTCCGTTATGCCACCAACCGCAAAGACATTCCCATCCCTGGTAATAGTCTCTGTCACTTCAACAGTTGAAGTAGCGTCTTGGCCTGTTTCAATCGTTAAGTTGTACTTAGCAACATAACCGGTTATTTCGTTTACATTATCTAAGTCAGATAGAATATCGAAGTTGATATCGTCAATCTCAGTTACAATCGGCATGCCAGCTTTTTTTGTGACTTTCGCCGGAAATTCGCCATCACGAAAACATTTCATTATTATCGTCGATAGATATTCCTTGAACTTTTCAGTATTACCGCAATGAGCGCCTTTTAGCCAGTCCTGCAAAATCGTATTAACCCGCTCATCTTCTAGCCCTTCTTTGTCAGTAGCCGTTATCTCAATTTCAGACGCCGGGATAATCGAAAGAAAAGCTTTACCTGCCTTTTTTAATTCATTCTCGAAAGGCACTTTTTCTTTTGTGATCTTATCAGCATCGGCTGTATCTTCATTAACCCATCGGGTTTTAAACATTTCAAAATGTATATCTATATCAGTGTCCCAAAGGCCGCGATAGTTTGCTAAATCTGTTTCGCGATTTGCGACGCCGCCTTTTAAGCTGCCTACAGTCTCATCATTCGTGTCTGTCATTATTAATATGCACCTTTGATTTTAATTGCTTTTCCAGGCTCATATGGTCTTTTTTTCAAAGTCAAAACATCAGATTTTAAAAAATACCATTCAGCATTTAGGGCCGGAGCTTTGACGATGTAGTGTAATTCATTCTCGCTGATTTTTATTTTTTCAGCTTTGATAATCGTAGGCTCTGAACGGCCCTTGATATGCACTTTGAGAGACACCATTCTTTTCGGCTGTGTCACAAAAAAATTTTTAAATCGTTTCAACATTTAATAACCTGCATATCTCATCGGCTTTTGTTTGCGCATATAGGCCGGGAAATCTCTTACTACCATGTAACCAAATCCATCCGACGTATGAGAGCGTTTTAAGTCTGATTTATCAAGCTGCCTCGTACCTTCTTTAAAACTCATTTGCTCAAAGTCGGCTGAAAGCTCTTTCAGCTTTGGGCTTATCCTGATTCCGATTTCGCCTTTTGCGTTTACGAGCTTAGCATTAACCGAGGCCACTCTGTCAATTACCGCCGGGTTTGCTTTTGGAACTCTAATATCTCGAAATCCGTTTTCTCTAAAAATAGCATAATCAGATTTCGCCGTTCCTCTATTTCCAGAAGCATCACCATAAACCACGGTCAAACGCTTGTCATATCCACGCGCCAAATATTCGTTTAAAGCTTCCTGTGTGTTTGATTCTTTGATTACAATCTCATCAAGAACGTCAATAACAACATCCTGGTATTTTATTTTCTTTCCGCCAATTACAGCGTGGCGTGGCAAGTCCTTTCCTGTGCGTTTAATCTGACAGATAACCCATGACATTGGTGTCACGTTAAAGTCGCAACAGAGAAGCACTTCGCAGGAAGGATCATACTTTAAATCCATTACAGTATGAGTCCGGCGGTTGTAAGCATGGTAGACTTTGCCTTTGCCTATCGGCACCCATCCGCCGTAAATATTCTGTTCAGCTAATTGCGGGTCAAGGTTCGCAAGTTGCGAGTCAATGTAACCATCGGCTAAATTTGCTTCGTTATGATATGACGTTAATTGCGTACTCCAGCGAGTCTCTTTTAGTTTATCGTTTTTTTCCGGTTCTGCATGGAAGTAATCATAAAGCCAGTTAAAGCCGTCCGGCCTGGTCGTCACGTCAATCGTCGGGCAGGGTTTCATGTTCGGGCAGGATAACCGAGATAAAACCGTATCAAACGCCTCTCGTTTAGTATCCCATGCCTCATCAATCCAAGCCCATCCTAATTCTATTCCTTCAATATCCTCATAGTTTTTCAGAGACCTGGTAAAAACCTGCGCTCCCCACTTAAACGTAATAACAGCATCGTGGTTTTGAAACCGGCTTTTCACGTTCCATGCCGCCGGAGGCATGGTATTGAAAACATATCGCCCGCCCGGATTTCCTCTTGGAGAATATTTTGAAATCTCGTAAAATTCCATCAACATTTTCCAATAGACCGGTAACGTCGAATGGTGCAACTGCTTGTAGCTATTGGCTGCAATTAGCCCAACTGAATTAAAATGATCTATTGACTTTTTAATTGCTTTAAAAGCACCTATCCAGGTTTTTCCGGATCGCCACCCGCCACATATCAAATTATGAGGTTTTTTAGAATCACGGAATAGCCTCTGTGGGCGGCTCATTCTCAGATCATGCGCAAGGTCTTGATACGAATTAACTTGAACCATCGCCCTGAGCTTTCTTGTTTATCCGCTCTAAAATCTCATCGGCTAAGTGGGTTTCTTCAACTGTAAACGTCACTTGCGGTCTGCTCGTTTCGTTATCTTTTACGTCACCTTCCAGCATGGGCTTTACCCGGTCATAAGCCATGTTTACCGTTTCACATGAGTGTTTTAAGCGCATCGGGTCCTTTTCGGTTTCAGACAACAAAGACGCCCTTTTTAAGATTTTCATTTGCGCTGTCAGATAAAAAGAATCAATTTTTTCACGCCATGTTTCAATTATCGTATGACTTTTTTTTTCTGCTTTGGCGTCCTCTTTTAGCCTTGTTTTTTCTAATAATTTAAGTTTTTTTTTCAGATATTCTTTCCGCTGATCTCCCCATGTTCCCCGACCTTGCCGCTTATCTTGACCTGAAAATGCAGTCAATGTCGTAAAATTTATTTTTGTAGTTTTCGCAGTTTCTTTGAAAGTATAACCCTGAAATACAAACAGGTCATGCGCTTTTTTTTTTCGCTTTTGCGAGATTTTTTTTGCGCCGTTGTGTTTCATAATTTTTCACATATTCCAAGGTTTTTAATCGTCAATCTGCATTTATTATTTATCTTTCTTTTTCGTAATTTGTCTGTAAGCAGTATAACTGCCGGCAAGAGCCACAATAGTTGAAATAGCTATTTCGCCTGAGATTTTATCAAAGCATGCAAGAATCGTAATACAGATAACTGCAATCAAAACGATTATGAGCTTAGAATTGAAGGTTTTCATTGATCTCCAATAAAAAGCAGGAAGTCCCGGGAGTTAACCCGCTTCCTGCTTTTTGCGAAGTTACGCGGATAAGTTTTTTTGTCTCGATAAAGACATACCCGCTCTCGAACGTGTAAAGAACTAATCAGCCTGTTGGCTGTGTTGCGCCTTAGTTATTTTAGTCATGATTCTTTTATTATTACATAATTTATGTCATTTTCTTTTTTTCGTGTCAAGAATATTTTTTCTATATTCTCGAACATCGATTAAATATTCGAGAAATCCAGGGCTTTCCAAAAGCACACAAAGCATTCCCGCTGATCTGACTTCAATTTCAAGCTCCTTACTTTTTACAATATAATAACACTCTTCTATTCCGTGCATTACTTCATGTAAAAGCGTTTGTGCTTCGATTTCCGGACTTGTTTCATCCAACAATATTTCAGGATTTCTATAGTCAATGGTCCCTCGTGCCTCTTTTGCGTCTAGTATCTTTTCATTTCTACATATAGGAAAAACTATATGATTTATTTTAATGTTTTTTGGCAATTCTGGCTTTTTCATTCTCTCGAAACTCCTTTATTTTTTGATTTATTGTTGCGACAAGTCCGCCACCTGGTACCCGTTCAAATTCCATTTTATGCCAAGTTAAAGTTCTGGTCTGTGATAACAGTCCCGCAGTCTTAAAAGCTTCGTAACACTTTCGTAGACCCCGGCTGTAGGCTTTTTGATCTTGAGCCATGATCTTCTTTTTGTGGTCCGGGCAAAGAATAGCTTTTATTCCTGACCATTCTAAGTCTGTTAAGTTTGCCGCTCCTGATTCCAGGATTTTTGCGACATCGAGAGCGTCATTGATTAATTTATAAGGGTCTGATTTTGCAATAAAAACCATTGAATCGGGGTCCACATAAATAGCTGACTGCCCGCCGGTTTCCTTGAGTTTAAAATAGAGACTCAGCAGATATTTCGTTTTTTTTAAGTTCAAGAATCACCTCCACTCTTTCTCCTTTGCCGTCATCATATCGTTTTTTAGCTGAAATGTCCGAAATTTGACCGTCATCTTTAAATGCCACGCCGTTTAAAGCGTCCAATATGCTTTTGACCTGGTTGTCTAGGTCCGGCTTAGTTGCCGGAATAATATACCCTTTTATCATTAATTGAATTTTCTTTTTTGATGTTTTAAGAAGTTTTCTATAAATTGTTATTTTTGCTTTTACCGGACCTTCCAAGGGCTCCCAATGGTTTTTTTTCATCTGAATATATGCCAAAGCATATATATTACTTTCATATTTATCAGATTTTGGGTCGGGATAAATTCGTATATGTTTACCCATTTTTGTTGCGCGAGGTCTGCCCTTCGGCTGGCATGACCCAGGGAAAATAAATTTAATCTGAGTTGAATTCAATATAAGTCCTCCTGTTCCGGCTCATAATAACTTTCCGCTTCATTTTCTTCATAATCCTGAGTCTCAGAATAAAATCGGGATTTTAATCCATTCCAGCGCAAGTCACCTTGACTGAGTGGGCCGTTGCGATTTTTTTTGATAGACCAGGAGGCTACATCCGTTAAATCCACCGGGCAATCCTCATTTTTATTTTCGTAAGCTTTTTTCCAGCGGACAAAAAATAGAATAATATCGGCATCTTCCTCAAGCTTCCCGGACTCTCGCAAATCTGAAAGAAATGGCATTTGGTTTGAAGGTTCACGCATATCTACATTGCGATTCAGTTGAGATAAAACCGCAAGATGGATATTCAGGTCTTTTGCCAATTGCTTGAGCCCTGATGAAATATAAGATATCCTCTCGTAAGGGCTGTTTATGCCCTCTTTAGCTTGCATAATCTGCAAATAATCCACAAAAGCAACTTTAAAGGGTCCATATTCAGCTCTTATCTCGGTTAATTTGCTTCTGAGATATTCCAGAGTTGGGCTTGAATGATCATTAATAATTATCGGCAAAGTTTTAAAGTGTGACGCTGCTTTATATATTTGATTTTTGATTTCATCAATTTCAGTATACTCGTTAAATTTAGACATTCTTGAATAAGCTTTTAAAAGCCCAAATTCAGATTGTCCTGACCTTCCCAAAATCAGACGTCGTATGAGCATTTGCTTTGTCATTTCTATCGTGAAAATTGGAACTATTTCGCCACGCTTTGCTATGTTTTCAACTATATTCATCATCAATGATGTTTTACCCATAGACGGCCTGGCCGCCCACAGCGAGTATTCCCCAGGTCTCAAAGATATTACTCTATCAATTCCGTTAAATCCGGTTCGCACCCCTGGCGGGTTTCCGTTTTCTAGCATATCAATTATTGAATTTGTGGCTTTATTTAATTCGCATTCTTTTGATGTATCTTTAAAATTCGATGTTGTGTTTTTTCCGTTATCTGAATTTAATTCTATTAGTTTTTCCTGGGTTTTTTGAATAATATCAAAGGATTCCAGACTAGCCATACTATCATCAATTACATTCCTGCCTACTTCAAAAATACTCCTTAATTGCGACTTCTCTTTTATTATTTTTGCGTAGTTTTTAATGTTATAGCTTGTAGGTACACTTTCAGTAAGCTCTGAAAGATAAATTATTCCTCCAGCTGATTTTAAATTATTTTCATTTTTCAGGAATTCCGAAATCGAAACCAGGTCAATAAAATCGCCCCGTTCAGATATGACTTTCATGGCTTCAAAAATCATGCGATTTTGGGCTTTAAAAAAGTCCTCATTTTTGACCATATCCAAAACCTGATTTATAGCAGGCGGCCGGAGCATGATAGAACCCAATAAAGCTATCTCAGATTCAACTGAATTTGGCAATTCTCTATTTTTCATATAATCCTCAGAATCGTTTCTAAGCGTTTTTTAGAGCTGAGGTACGCAAGATAAGAGCAACATATTTTAAATGCAACCTACCCATGGTAGCTTTACGATTTTGATATGTTTCAGCATCACTCATAGCCCCGCCCTTGCTATTTCCTGACAGATTTTAATTAATTTGAGTCTTGCCATTGCTGGTGACTGCGAATGAAGCTTCCTGATTTCGGCAAGATTTACAGCCCCGGATTGAAGTGTTTTTTTAGCTAATTTTGATATCGGCTCGGGCTTCTCATTTTTATCCGAAATTGAAGCTAAAATTTCACTCGCCAATTTTTCAGCATTTTCGTTGTTTTTTGAATCAATGTTTTCTTCTGGATTTACGAATTTCCTCAAGCCGGTTTTTTCGCGAGACATGAAAGTCTCAAAATTCCAAGCACAAAAAGTCCACTCGCTTCCATTCCATGATTTTTTTCGACAAGCTTCATGATAATTTTCGATTGCTTGAATTATTTGAGTTGAGTTAAATCCGGTTTTTTTCATTTCGGTTTTAATCAGGTCGTCAACTGATTCAAAATTAGTTTGTATTTCCGGATGATGTTTCTTCCAGGTTTCAAAGATTATTTTGCTGTCTGAAATTTTGGATTTGGAGTGCCGCTTTTTTGCTTCCTTATTTTTACATCCCTTCCCATTTTCAAGCTCCCCCTGGGGGGGTTTGGGGGGGATTCTCTTCTCTTCTCTTCTCTTCTCTTCTATACACCCAATTACACCTGATTGCACTTCGATTACACCCGATTGCACTTCTCTTGAATTATCATATAGTTTTGACTTTTTCCGATGCTTTCCTTGGCCGGGCGGTTGACGCTCTAAAAAGTCCGAAATTTGAAGAAATCGGGCGTCGCACCCAATTACACCCAATCGCACCCTAATTAAACCCACCTCAATTAGTTCCTTCAAATAACTCTCAACTTTAGCCTCTGTCCACCTTCGACGAGGTACGACTTTTGCCAGAATATATCCCGCCTCTCCTTGGAGCATTCCCCAATCATCGGCATGTGGATTCATCCAGGTCCAGAGTAAAGCGGCCTGATCTGATACTTTTGATAATTTATTTGAAATTGAAACATCTGACCAAAGACGCCGCCATTCCATTATCATAATTATCTCATTTCAGTTTTTTATTTTGTGCTTTTTTACGTTCCTCATCCCAATAACGAGACTTACATTTCGGACATTGAACCGGCTTTTTTGATAATGATCTGCTAAGCCAGTTATAGCCGCATCGCAAACAAATATTTGTTAATGACTCTGTTTTTTGCATTTTCCCTCCAAAATTAATTTAACTATGATATTCAACTTTTGCTTGCTTGTCAAACATTTCATTCACCATATCTTTTGACGCCTCAAAAGCTTCACCGTCACCCTGGAGCACTTCTTCCTCATCATTGTTTTCTTCTCGAATGAAAATTTTATCATCATCTATGAAAGTGATTTTGAAAATGGTTCCCCTTTTATAATCTCCGAAATCTTCCTTGAGTTTTATAAATTTGCCTTCGTCTAAAGTGACAAAGAGGTTTTCATCAATGGCGCCGTCATCATTATCATTGTCTACCTCATCATCACTTAAATTAATTTTCTGAAACAAATCAAGCTGTTTCAAATCTTTCTCAAGCAATTCCAAGTCTATATTCCAGGCACCATATAATTTATATTCCTTTCGGAAAAACTCTAAGTCATGACCAACTGTATTTAAATTGTTATCCTCATCATCAATGTTAATATGCGATAATTCGTGATAAATTAAAGCTTCTCGCTGTTTATAGTTCAACCGTTCCCAAACGTCCCAGGACAGAATTATAATATAATCTTTATTGTTAAGGACTTTATTTTTATCAGAAACTTTTTCGCAAGAGCCGTAAATAATCCGGCCCTTGGAAGTCGTATGTTTTTCTCGAAAAAGGAAAGCAATTCGCAAAGCTCCAAATTTAGTAAATTTTTCATACATTAGATTTTTTAATGCTTTTTTAAACTCATTACTTTCAATTTTCCAAAACTTCTCCTTTCCTTCAGGGGCGTCCTGATTTGCGTCATAATCTTTAAAAAAAGTACCGATGCTTCCTTCACTCATTTCATTTTCTCCTTGTTTGTTTAATTAATTCAACAAATAGCGACAACGGCGTCTGTCGGATCAACATTCATCAATTTCATGCCCTGACCGCCCCTGCCCTGCGACCTGATGTTGTCAACCAAAAGCCGCAAAACCTTTCCGTCTTCTGTGATAATGACAATTTCTTCATTATCTGTGTAAATTTGAGAAGCGACTACCGGCCCTGATTTGTCAGAAGTCAGCATACCTCTGACTCCTTTTCCGCCACGGCATTGAAGCCGCAACTCATCAAGCTCAAACTTAATTCCGTATCCGTTTTTTGTAATCGCGATAATATAAAGTTTTTCACCCATGATTCTTTCTCCTTTTTTGTAATTATAACTTAAAATTAA